ACCGCTCGTTCCACTGCTCGGCGTTCACGAAGCACCCCCGCCGAGGAAGTGCCGGCTGACCTCGTCCAGCCCGGCAGCGTCCAGACGGCAGGTATCCGGAACCGGCAGGTCTCGACCCAGGCCCGGACGGTAGTCGTGGTGGACCGTCGGCCAGTGCTCCCCGTCCAGCACCTCACACAGCGACGCACGCGGCACCTCGGCCAGCGGGCAGCCGACTTGGTGCGGGTGGTCCGCCGGCGGGCACGGGCAGGACTGGCGCGCACGCAGCGCCTGCACCGCGTCGTCCAGAGATTCGTTCGTCGAGTGGCGCTCCGCCTCCAGTTCGGCGATGCGGCACCACGGGCAGCCGCGCACGTCGGTCGTCGACCGCAACCACGTCGGGTGACTCGGCTCGGCACAGGTCGCCGACACCCGGCCGTCGGGGTCGCCCAACTCCAGCACCTCCAGCTCGGCGACCCGGGCCCGCAGACGCGCACGCCCACGCTTCGCCGACGCGAGCGCCCAACGCAGACGCTCGGCGGTCAGCTCCTCCTCGTAGAGCGACAGGCTCACGCCCGTCAGCTCGTCCTCGACCGCGTCGAGCGTGCGCGGCACGGGACCGACCGGCATCGGCAGCGCGCCCAGGAACGCGACCGCCTCGGGCAGGGAAGTTGGCGGGGTCTCCGGGAAGATCTCGCTCATGCCGCACCGTCCAGCAGCGGCAGCTCCGTACCGAAGATGGCCTCAAGCTCCATCCGCGTCGACATCACGAGGAGCGGGCACTTCTCCGGGTCCACGCCGTCGATCACGTACAGCACCGCGCTGTTCCGCCGGTGCTCCGTAGCGCGCCAGATCTTTCCGTTCGGGGCGACCAGGTCTCCGGTCGCAGTCTTGGGGTCGGTAATCTGAGTCAAGGCGAACGCCTCGCTTTCCGTGTGGGTGGGGTTGTTGTCGAGTCGTGGGGTCGCCGGGCCGGATAAGCGGGCGGCCCTTCGGCGCGTTCAGGCGGCGTTGGCAGCGGGGCGTCGGGCGCGGATGTCGTCGGCCCGGTAGAGGGCGGCGGCGCGGCCACGACCGTCGATGCGGCGATCTGCTACGGGGATGCCGGCACGGAGGCAGATGCGGCGGACGCTGTCGGGTTTGACGTCCCAGTGTTTGGCGATCTGGTGTTTGTCCCAGAGTTCGGGGGGTCCTGTTCCGGGGGGGTTTCTGGCGTCTTGGTTGGTCACAAACCCATGGTGTCCCACGTGGGACAGTTGGTCAAGGGGTATCCCTGAAACACTTAAGATCAACACATGCCCGCCCCCGCACACCCGGCCCCCGCACGCCCCGCCACCAGCATCAACGCAGAGATCCGCGCTCTCTGGCTCCGCGCCGGCGGACGCCTCGGCCCGGAGCAGCGGCGCGAATACGAACGGCTGGTCGTGGAGTGGGCGGCGGCAGTGCGGCGTGAGCGGCCAGTGGCCGAGGCGGCATAGCCGGGGTCAGCGCCCGCTGTCGAGGTGCTCCTCGAATCGCCGTTTCAGCTCGCACACTTCCTGTGCCGTCTCGTCGACTTTGCGTTCTGTGCGCGTCACCGTGTCCTTGATGGAGCGGCCGCCGTTCGGGGTCAGTTCCTTCACCGCGTCGACGATGACCATGATCCGGCGGTTGATGCGCCATACCGAGCGGGCCAGCGCGCCGAGGGCCAGTAGTGCGGCGGCCCCGCCGCCGAGCCAGATGAGCAGGTCCATGCGGGTGCCTCCAGTGCGCTCGGCCGTAACCGGAACGGCCCGTTCGAACGGGAGTGTCACACGAAGATCAGCCACATGATTCCGGCCAATGACTCCCCTTGCACCCCTGCTGCATAATGTGATTCATCCGACCGGCCAACCGAATGCGAGCCAGTCATGCAGCAGACCGCACGACGTATCGGACGCCCCCGCGACCCCAGCGTGAAAGCCCGTGACGAGGCCATCTATCAGCTCATCACCGACGGCGTCGACTCCCGCAGTGCCCTCGCCTCTGCGAGCGGCCACGACCGCGAGGCGGTGTATCTGTCCTGCCGACGACTCAAGGCGCAGGGCCGTATCCGGCAATGCCTTGGCGACAACGGGTCCGTCGTCTGGTCTATCGCCGACAACACGCCGTGCCCCTGAGGAGGCGCCCGATGAGGATCGGAATCCTGCCCCGGTTTCTGCACCGCTGGTACGCGCACGCGTTCGGGTACGCGTGGGCGTCGTGCCCCCTGTGCGGCAGGTCCACGGGCGGCCACGAGTGGAGGGATCGCGGCGGAAAGTCTTCCGCGATCGCCGACCCGGACACCCCGGGCCTTTGGCACGGCATCTGCCCAGCCTGTACACGGTCCGGGCATGGGCACGCCGGATGGATGGGGAAGCTGTGATCGAGAAGAAGATCCTGACCGCCATCAGCGCCGAAGGAACCGAATGGCAGGACAACGCCCCCTGCGCCACCGCTGACTTCGACTTCGTGCCCGACGTCGAGACCGATGAGGGCGTGAACGAGGCGCAGCAATGGTGCCGTACCTGTGACGTGCGTACTACCTGCCTGGCGTGGGCCATGCTCCACGGCGCCGAGGGCTACTGGGGTGGGACGACCACCTATCAGCGCAACCAGCTCCGGCGCGTACGCACCCGCGCGAAATGCCCGCTCTGCCGGGCCATCGAGCTGGTGTACACGGACCCGCACGAACTGTGTCTGTGCTGCGGGGCGTCGTGGATCCGCGACGTGCGCGAGGAACCGATCGCCGCTACGCCTTTGCCAGCAGCGGGCGCGGCGTAGCCTGCTGCACCTCGTACGCCCTCTGCCACGCCTCGGCCCAACGCCAACTGTTGCCACGCAACCGGAGCTGCTCGGCCACCGCGCGCCCGGACTCCGACAGCTCCTGCCGCAGCGCAGCCGACTCCCGCAGACGCTTCAACTCCCGGTACCAGACACGCGGCCGGTCAGCCAGGATGCCAGCCCCGAGCGCATGCAACCGCGCGTACTCTGCCCTCGGCGAGGCGACCCACGGCACGCCGCACGCCGACATCTCCAACGGCTTCAAAAGCGATTTCGACCGGTTGAACTTCGTATCCGCCAACGGCGCGATCCCGATCCCCACCGAGGCGACAGCGCGCGGCCACTCCTCAATCGGCACCCCACCACCCGGCGGATCCGCCGCCAACCCGAACGCCCGCCCAGCCCCCGTCGAATCCCCCCGCATCACGAACTCGGCGCCCTCCTCCACCAGCCGGGCTACCGCACCACCCACCACCTCCGGATCATTCGGATGCGAGTGGAACGAGCCCGGCCAGCCGATCACATCCGAGTCCACGCGCGGCAGCCCGTAGTACTGATCCGGCAGATAGTTCGGCAACACCACCCCCCGCCCATGCCGCGCATACACATCCAGCAGTGCAGGCGTCGACACCGTTACCAGCGAAGCCGCCTGACAAGCCGTCGCCAGATTCCGCCACGAATGCAGATGCGGCCGGCCACCCGCACCCGCCCGGCCCTCGTTCGCCGGATGATGTACCGCCCATGCCGGGTTCGACGGGTGAATGCTGGACAGGTCGTCGTCGACATCGACGACCACCGCGATGCCCTTACGGCGCAGCACGCTGACGGCCTGCGCCATGTAGGCCTGGGTGACGCGCTGGAAGACGATGACGTCCACGCCGTCGGGGGTGAGGACGTCTTTGACGGTGTTGCCTTCCATGACGAGGCGCAGGATCCGGGACTGCGGCGGCACCACGGTGACGTCATGCCCGGCCTCGGCGAGAAGCCCTCCGGGCCAGATCATGCGGAGCGAGCCGCAGCCACTTTTATCCGCCGGGTATACGAGGGTCTTCACGGGCGGGACGGTAGAAGCCTCCCGCCGAAGATCGTTCCGGGGCTACTGGCCAGCGGTCTTGCGAGCCGTGCGGCGTGCCGGTGGCTGCTCCTCCCGGTCGGTCTGCCCGACTCCCTTCTCCAGTGCGTCGATGCGCTGCTCCAGGCGGCTGACCGCAGTGGCCGCCATGTGCAGGTGCTCGTGCAGGTCGGTGATCTGCTGCTGTAGCCCGGCCGTATCCGGTGCGCCACCAGCCGGGGTGCGGCCGCCTTCGAGCAGGCGCCCGGCTTCTTCGCGGGCGAGATGGCGGATGCGTTCGTCGATGCTCACTCGGTCTCCTCGATGGTCTTGTTGGGTACGGCCCATGTGGCAACGGCTGCGGTGACGACGGCGATGAGGATGGTCGACGCCTCCGCCTTCGAGAGGACGTCGTCGTTCATTGCGGTCGCCAGGGCGCCGCTGCCGGTGGCGACGGTGGCGACGACGGCCTTCCAGTACTTCGAGATCTTCATGGTCATGCTCCCTTTTCCAGCGCGGTGACGCGCTTCTCCAGGGCGGTCAGCCGCTCCTCCGTCGTAGGCGGCTTCGGCGTCGGCTTCGGGGCGGGCGGCGCAGGCGCGCTCGGCGACCAGTTCGCGGGATGCTTCAGCCGCTCGGCGACGTCGCTACGGAACTGTCTGCCCGTGTAGGTGAACTTGCCGCGCGCGCCGTACCCCTCGACGGGCCCCTTCGGGTCGATCTTCCCCTCGATGCTCGTCTCCTTGTGGTCGCCGCACGATTCGGCAGACCACCCGTACTTGCGGCAGAACGCGGCGTTGATCCGCACCCACGCGTCGTACTGCACCCGCGTGTACATGTCGGTGCCGTTGCCGCGGTTCTCCGTCTCGATGCCGTACGCGACATCGTTCCCGTCGATCGTCCCGGACGCTTTCGACGGGGCCGGATGCGTGGACGCCTCGTTGAGGAACGAGGTGTACGCGTTGAGCGCCATCAGCCCGGCATGGTTCGCCCGGCCCGCGCTGCACAAGGTGGCGAGCCCCGACTTGGCGAGGTGGATGTGGGCGAGGGGGCCGGGCAGTCCGGTGACGCCGTTCTTCGCCACGGCGCCCAGGCTGTCGGAGCCTGCCGTGTGGTGGTTGAGCACCATGTGCACGGGGCCGAAGGTCTTGCCAGTCTCGTCGTCCCGCTCGCGCGTACGCCAGCCCGGATACTCGGCGACCTTCACGCCCTCGGCGCGCAGCACGGCGAGCAGTTGGTCCGGCGACAGTGGTGCGGCCATCACGCACCTCCGTCCAGCTCGGCGACGGGCACGGCAACGAGCTCGATGCGGCCGTACGGGTTCCAGTCCCCGGTCTCGTACAGCAGGCCAACCGTGGCCGCATCCAGCATCGTCATCGACGAGTACGCGGCATGCAGCCCGGAGATCTTGCGGCAGGTCTGCCACGTCACCCCGCCGTCGTCACTGCGGCGGATCGCCATCGCCACCCGGCCCTCAGGATGCTCCGGGCCCGCATACAGCAGCGGGGCGCCCGGGACTTGCAGCAGACTGCCCTGCACCACGGGAGTGACGATCGTCCCCTGCACCCGGAACGCGGACTGCAACGTACTGCCCCCGTCGGCCGACCAGGCGTCCGCGCGGGTGCCGGCCGCAGTGCCGTACTGGTCGCGGCAGTTGAAGTACAGGCGCCCGTCCGTCAGTTCGGCGACCGTCGTCTCGTTCTCGTTCAGGGAGCCGGACGGATTCGACGAGGTGAAGCCGATCTGCCAGGTGTGGCCGCCGTCGTCGGAGATCAGGCCGTGGCCGCCGAAGTACTTCGGCTCGGCGCCCGTGTCGCTGCTCCCGGCGGCCGGCGCGCGGGAGTGGTTGGCGGGGATGACGAGCCGTCCCGCATGCGGCCCTTGGGTGACGGCGACGCCGCAGCCGGGGCCCGCGGCGTACCAGCGCATCCATGACGCTTTCGCCTGCACGGTGATGTCGACCGGTGTGGTCCAGGTGGCTCCGCTGTCGATGCTGCGCTGGACGTACACCTGCCGTACGGCGAGGCCCTTCAGGATGGCGGTCTCGGTGGCATCACCGGCGTTGCGGCACGACAGGAGGACGAGGTCCCCGGAGGCGGGGTCGGTGACCACGGTCGGGTTTCCTGCCGTGTCGGTGCCGTGGGCGGTGACGACCTGCTGCGGTGACCAGTTCGCGCCGCCGTCGGTGGAGCGGCGGCAGACGATGTCGATGTCGCCACTGTCGCCGCCGCCGTTCTTGCGGCCCTCGGCGAACGCGATCAGGGTGCCGTCCGGGGCGCGGGTGAGGGCGGGGATGCGGTAGGTGTGGTATCCGCCTGTGCCGGAGGTGAAAGGGGTGGACATGGGGCTCCTAGAAGGGGATGACGGAGATCTGTCGGGCGAGGAATGTGCCCGTTCCGGCGGTCACCCGGTATTTCATGGTGAACGTGTTGGTGCCCGGCGTCAGTGAGCTGATCATGTAGGTGCTGTCCGAGCGCTGCCGTTGTGCTGCCGGGAGGCCCGCGAAGTTCACGGCCTGGTTTTCCGACGCCGGGAATGTGGTGGCACCTGTCACATCCCAGGACATGAACGTGCCGTTGTTCGCCCCGGAGTTCTCGAAGGCTGCCCGGATGAAGACGAGGGCGCGGGAGCCTGTGGCGGTGGTGACGCTGGGGCCGACGGTCGCGAGGTCTGTATAGGTGGTGCTCGCGGTGGTTTCGAGGGTGGCCACGTTGTCGACTTGGGGCAGGCGTTCGACGATCGAGTTGAGGCCGTTGCCGACGAAGATGGAGCTGATCTGTGTGGCTTTCGCGACGGCCGTTTCGTTGAGGTTGTCGCGCACGTGAAGGTTGAATTGTGCGGCGGTGAATACCGTGTTGGCCACCGCAGTCATTGGCGCCGTCCAGGCCATCAGTGCACTCCGTTCTCAATGTTCTCGTCGACGAGGTCCTGCACGCTCTGCCCGTGCGGAATCCGGAAGCGGATGGCAGCCGAGTGTTCCGCCGGATACCAGTTGCGGGTGTGGGGGATCGGGCGCCGGTCAAGGACGGCGGTGATCTCGTGCTCGTTCGGCGGCCACTCGATCGCCCGGGTTTCGAGGTTGCAGTACGAGCAGTGGAACGTCGCCTTCTTCCGCACCAGCACCCCGCCATGGACGGCGGCTTCGTGGAGCAGTTCGACGCTTCCGCACGACGCCGGGCAGTCGGCCACCCAGTTGCCTGCGTATACGTACGCGCGGGCGGTCTGCATCAGAAGGTTCATGCCTATACCCCGAAGTTGTTCTCGTCGAATTTCGACTGGGTGTCCCAGATCCACACCGTTTCCGGGCTGCTGCATCCGATCGCGTCGAACGTGCCGTCGTCGAACCCGGCCCCGGTCTTGTCGAAAGTGAAAGGGTTGGGTGCGCAGTCCTCCAGGACTTTCTCGCATCCGAACACCACGGAGTGCACGGGAACGTAGTCGTCGCAGTCGGCCGCCCCTGGGATGCGGGTGATGGTGTGAGCGACACTTTCCACATGGAATTCCGCGTCGAGCCCCAGCTCGCCGTTACGGATGGTGATCATGTCGGAGATGGTGCGGGTCACGATCTGCTGAAGGTGCGGAATGTCGCCCGACACCACCCGCATTTTGACGATCGGGCGTCTGCTGGAATAGGCCGCCACGATCGCCTCGCCGACAGCCTGCACATCGGGGGGCGACGCGTAAGGGATCGTGTTCGGAAACGACTTAATGCCGAACGTCCCGATCGATCCGGGATCGCTCACCCGCACCCGTATTGTCCGCTCTATGGGAACCGGGCGGGCCCGCAACTGGAGAGTCAGGATCGAGGCGGGACCGCCGACCGACGTCAGCCGGATGATGGTCGACTGCCCCGAAGTTCGCGTGAGGACCGCCGACACCACGCCCGTACCCGACGTCGTGAAGTCGGTTCCCAGGACCGGGGTCACGGCGTCCCGGAACGGGTCCTGCGCCTGCACCCTGATCTCACGCGTCTCACCGATCGACAGGGTGAAAATACTGTCGGTGGACCACACCACGCTCGTATCAAAGTTGGTGACCCGGTCATCCACATCCTGGTCCACGGTGTTGACGACGTCACGCCAGCCGTGCCGGTAGTCGAACGGCGCCGTGTAGCTGAACCCGGTCACCGCAGGCGAATCGCACAGCACCTGCTGCGCCGCGAACGCGGCCTGTGGCGTGATGGATTCCGTCCGCACGATGCGGTGATGCCGGTCCCGGTACGTGAACGTGCCGTCCGGCGCAATGTAGGCGATCGCGGGCGGACCCTCCGCCGCGACGATGTCGTTGATCGCCGTCAGCGCGTCGGTGTTCTCCGCCCACCAGAACCGGGCGAAGGTCGCGCCGGCGTCGATGTCCCGTGCGCCCGTCCAGCCGATCTCGTCGAGGATGACGTCGACGATCTGCCCGGTGCGCAGGCCGGAGTACAGGGCGGTGGAGAGGTCGGCGTTCTGCAGGTCCGCGAGGCCGTCCAGTGCGGTGAAGTCGGCTGTGCGGTCGGAGCGGTCGGGGTGGATGTCGAAGTCGTCGATCCGGCCCCGGAAGAGGGCGTGGTCGGTGCCGGAGATGTTGATGTCCATGGCGACCGGGCGGCCGGGGCCGAGGTCGTCGACGAGGGGTGATGCCGTGTTCTCGGGGCTGTAGATCCGGTCGGCGTTGCACAGCGTGAACGCGGAGTTCCCGATCGACGACGGCGACAGCTGGCGGTTCTGGTCGCGGCCGTAGCCGTAGGTCCACCGGCCCTGGTTGAGGACGTCGGCGGTGACGTCCTCGGCGCTGCCGCCGGTGACGATCGTGTTGTTGTCCCAGTCGATGGTCAGCGTGTACAGGGGTGCGGCCATGTCACGTCCCCTGCGGGAGGCGGCGTTGCAGGCGCAGCCGGTCCATTGATCCGATGAGCCAGTCGTCGAGTTCGCGCCGGGATCCGATCGGCCCGTGGTTGATGAAGGTCACGTTCAGCGGCTGCTGGCCTGCCATTCCGCCACGGGCTGCCGCAGACAGTGAGATGGGGAGGCCAGGCGCGCCGATCCCGGAAGAGATGGTGCTGGCGATGCCGCTCATGGCCTTCTTCACGGCGGGGATTCGGGCCGCGAGGCCGACGGCGATACCGAGCGTCGACTGCCGTCCCACCTCCGCCATGACCGTGGACGGGGACTTGATGCCCAGCGCCCTGCGGATCGCGGCCTGCATGCTCTTCGCGATCGACAGCATCAACTGCTCGATCTGCTTGCGCTGGCCTGCCAGGCCCGCCAGGAAGCCGCGCCCGGACTCCTTGCCCGCGTCGAAGAGGGCGTCCGCGCTCAGCTTCCCCAGATTGGTGGACGCCTTGTTGATCTGGCCTTGGAGCCGGTTGATTTCGCGCAGCGACTCGGCCGACTGCCTCGACAGCACGTTGGCGAACTCCAGCCCCGCCTCCGGGCCCATGCCGATGATCTGCGCGAGGAGGTCTTTGCTGAGGCCCTTCTTGCGCAGGACGTTGATGCGGCTGATGAACTCGCGGATCTGCCCGGCTGCCGATGCGAGGCCGCGGCGGATGGTTTCCCCGCTCACCCCTTCGGGGCCCTGGGTGAGCGACTGGAGGGAGAATGTCCCCTTGGCCTGCTCTGCCACATCCGCAGAGAACTTGCGTGCGTCGGCGATCCGCTGCGCGATCCGGTCACGTTCGGCCGCCAGGCCCTGAAGGCGCTTGTTGGCGCGCGTGACCACGGCAACAAGCTGGTCGTCGACGCGGGTTTTGCGTCCACGGAAGGCCTTGGTGATGCTGCTGGCGATGTCGGCTGCGGTGCGGGAGATCTGCTCGCGGGTACCGGTGAGGCCCTTGATGAATCCGCGGCCCGTGTCCCGGCCGATTTCGGCGAATACCTTCGACGGGCTGCTGATGCCGAGGAGGTTTTTCGCGCCGTCGATGGCGGAGCCGACGACGTTCTTGACGGCGGAGACGGCGGCTCCTGCCATGTCGCGGATGCCGTTGATGAGGCCTCGGACGAGGTCGCGGCCTGCGTTGGCGAGGAGGCTGCCGATGCGGCCGAGGCCGTCGCGGATTTTCCCGGGGATGCTGCGGACGAAGCTGATGACGTTGGAGGTGCCGCTGCGTATGGCGCTGGTGAAGCGGTTCCATGCGGTGCGGGCGATGTTGGCCAGGCCTCCGCCGAGAGCTGCGAGGACGGCGAAGATCCGGCCCGGCAGGGATCCGATGAGGCTGACGAGGGCGCCGAGGATGGAGCCGACTGCGGAGAGGAGGTTGCGGACGGTGTCGATGATGTACTGCACGACGCCGCCGATGAGGTCTTGGAACGCCTGCCATGCAGCCGACGCGTCACCGCTGAGAAGCGCGGTGATCAGTTCGACGGCGGGGACGACGATGTTGGTGATGGCGCTGGCGAGCTGATCGGCGAACACGGCGGCCAGCTCGGCGACGAGTTCGATGATCGGGGTGAGGAGCGGCAGGAGCGCGACGAGGACTTGGCCGGTGAGCTGGAGGAGGATCTCGATGAGCGGGCCGAGGGCCGTGAGGAGTTCGGAGAACGAGCCGACGATCTGGATCAGCGACGGGGCGAGTGCGGCCACCAGGTCGGAGGCGAGCTGCCCCACCAGTTGGATGATCGGGGTGAGCGCCGGGAGGAGTGCGGCGAGGACATCGCTGACGAGCCGCCCGAGGACGTCGAGGAGGGGGGACACGGCGACGAGGAGGGTGGCGAAGGTCGCGGCGAAGGTGGCGAGGGTTGGCGCGAGCGCGGCGATGAGGCTGGCGAGGAGGGGGCCGATGTCCTGCGCGAGTGTGGTGAGGAGCGTCGTGAACGGCTGAATCAGTGCGGGGAGTTGGGCGAGGATCGGCGCGAGCGCGGAGGTGAGAGCGTCCGCGAGGAGCAGCACGATCGGCGAGACCGCGGCAAGGAAATCCCCTGCCGCTTTGAGAAGCGGAACCAGCGGGGGCAGCAGGGACGCAACGAGATTTCCGATGATGGGCAGGAGGGGAGAGAACGCGTCGATGACGATGCCGACCGCATCGGCGACCGTGGCGAGGATCGGGCCGAGGGCTTCGATGACCGGGCGCAGCGCACCGCCGAGGCTGGTGATCAGTCGCTCGATAGGCGGCCCGAGCGTGGTGAAGATCGGGCCGACTGCGGCGAGCACGGGCCCGAGAATCGATCCCGCGGTCGCTGCGAGGGTCGCCATCACTGAGGCCAGTGCGCTGATCGCATCCTGGAATCCTTGCGTCGCCGTGACGTCGGCGAGCGCCCCGGTGATCTGGACGAGGACCCCGATCAGTCCGCCTCCCGCGGCTTGGACCGGGGCGATGATGTTGCCGAGGGTGGAGAACACGTTGGCGGCGACGGTGCCCAGGTCGGCGATCAGGTCGGCGGCCGTGTTCACGGCTTTCTCCAGCGCTCCGGACTCGAAGGCCGCTCCGAGTTGTTCGCCGATCCTTGTCGCGGCGCCCCCAACGGCGGTCGTCAGACGGTTGAACGCGGGCGCTCCTGCGGCAGCCAGCTGGCCGAGTCCGGTCACTACTTGGCCGGGGATCTTCTGGAGGTTCGACAGGCCCTTGTTGGCGCCGGCCATGGCCTTGCCGAGGGTGCCGCTGGTGGCGAGGGAGCGGGCCGCTCCGGTGGCGCTGAGCGCCATCTTGTTGAGGGTTCCGGCCGTGTCGGTGATGTTCTTGCGTACGACGGGGAACACCGTCGTCGACAGCCGCCCGATCTCGTCGGCGAGCCCGGTGAACAGCCGGTCCTGCACGGACTGCTGGAACTGGCGGAACGCGGGGGCGAGTTCGCGGACCTGGACGGCGAACGCGCGCGCATTGGGTGACAGTTTTTCCAGCGATTTCGCGAACGCCTCCGCGCCCTTTTCGCTGGTGTCGAAGGCGGCGGTGACCGATTCCTGTACGCCGACCATGCCGAGCTTGATTGCGGCGGACGCCTGCTGGACGGCGAGCATCCCGGTGACGGCGACCGCCCCGGCCGGGGCGATGGCTTCCAGCGTGGTGACGATGCCCGCGAGGAGCGGCGCCGCCGTGCCGGCCGCCGCGCCTGCCCGGCCCAGGACGCCGGCCACGCTCCCCAGGGCCCCCAGTGCACGGCTTCCGGTAGAGGTGAGGCTGCGCAGGGAGCCGCCGAAGCGGTCGCCGCCTCCGGCCGCGCGGGTCAGTGATCCGTTGATGAGGGCGGACTCGTTGACGAACCGTCCACGGATGTCGCGCAGGCGGCCGTCGACGTCGCGGGAGAATCCACGCAGGGCGCGCATGGCGGGGTCGGTGTCGCCGTCGACGCGGATGGTGGCGTTGCCGACGAGGTCATCTCCGGCGGGAGTACTCACGCGAGGTTCACCCCCATCGAGGCGAGGAAGGACTGGGAGGCGTCTTCGGCGCCTTCCCACCACCAGGGCGCGCCTGCTTCGCGCGGCTCCGGTTCCTTGGCTTCGCTGCCGGGTGTCGCCCATGCGCGTACGCCGAGCTGCCCGTCGAACCGTTTACGTGCGGCTTCGGGCTTCTCGCGGTCGTGGACGCTGAGGCGTTGCAGCATTTCGGCGTAGATCAGGTTGAGGAAGCGGTGGGCTGGAAGGTCGCCGGGATCGACACCGTTTGCGGCGCAGCGTCCGTCGAGCTCGTGCCAGATTCCGGGCTGGGCTGCCCAGTCGGCGAGGGCGACGACGGTTGTGTAGGGCGTCGGCCGTACACCTCCATGAGCCAGGACATGACTTCGGATGCCTGTTCGTATTCGATGGGGTTTTCGAGGTCGGCGAACCGCTTCGAGAACAGGGTGTGGGAGTCGGGCAGGAGGACCAGGCCAAGGGCTTCTTTGACGACGTCGAGTTTCTGGTCGAGGCCGACGGTGTCGATGTCGGAGAAGCGTTTGGCGAATTCGACGAGGACTTCGCCGGGGAGGGCGGGGGTGGCTTCGAAGAGGTCGTCGTCGATGCGGAAGGTGAGGCGTTCCCGTTTGCGGGTGAAGTCCTTGGGGGCGGTGGTCATGGCGGGGACGGTAGGCCGCCCCTCGGCATGATCATTCCGGAGGTCAGAGGGCGGCGCGGATTGCTTGCTGGAGGAACGGCTGAGCCTTCGTCCCGGGGTGGGAAACGAACCGGGCGTACACGACTCGGCCTCCGACGGTGAAGCGGAGGACGCCCCCGGGCCTGCGCGGGAAGATCATGTGCGGGCGCGTGTCGTTGACGACGAAGATCGTCGCGGGATGCGTGGAAGTTACTCGGCCCCGGAACTCGCCGCCGGGTCCGCGCTCGATGCGCACGCGGATGCCCTGCTTCATGCTGCCGGGCGCGCGGCGGATCGCCTCGGCCTCCACCCTGCGCACGCGGCGCTCCATGTTGCGGTAGACGATTCCGTCGGGCAGCCGGAGCATGCGCTCGATGCGGCCCCGGCTGAGTTCGAAGCTCGTGCTGACGGTGAACACGGTGTGCCTCAGTTCCGCAGGAGGGCGACGTAGGCGCGCAGCTCGTTGCCGCCACACACGCCCGTCGGGCCTTGCGCGGTGAGCGGGCGGAGCATGAAGTCGGAGATGTCGCGGGCGTCGTTCATCTGGCACAGCTTGACCGACACGGCCTTCAGCATCTCGTACGCGTCTTGGAGGATCTCCTGCGCTGAGGCGTCGAGCTCGGCGACGGTGGGTGCGAGTGCCTGGCCGTCTGCTCCGGGTACACAGCGGATGACCTGGATGACGATCTCGCCGACCTCGTACGGTGCGTCGCAGGCGTTGCCGATGCGGCGGGACAGTTCGTCGGGGAACGTCTCGGTGAGGAAGATGCGGGCGACGGACACGGCAAGGAGGCCGCAGTCGCACTCATCCCACGCGATCGCGCCGGGAACCACGCCGTGCCGATCCGGCTTGGTGGTCAGCTCGGCGTACACCGCCTGCTCCAGGGCGGAGGCGACGGTGTACCACTTCAACGGGCCCGTGATCAAGTCCCCGCCCTCCGTACCGTCGGCCGGTCCACGGAGTACACCCGCGACCGCTGTCTCAGCCTGTACGGATTCCACGTCGCAACGAACATGTCGACGAGGTACAGCCCGGTCCGGCCCTGCCGGAACAGCTCGCCCACGTCCGGATAGCTGATGGTCACGCCCTGCCGTACGAGCTGCTGCAACCCGGCAGGCAGCTTGCAGTCCCCGCCCGCCGCAGCCTTCGCGATCTCGCACGCCAGCTGGCCGACCGCCAGCGACGCGCCGTCAGGCAGTGCCTCCCCGTACGTCGCCCGAACCGACCACGTACCGACCTCGTCGTCATCCTTGCTGAGGTCGTTGCAGCGCGGCCACTCCCCGCCGTCCGTGCGCACCAGCAGGCGGTGATTGTCGACCCGGTACGCGCCCGACACCAGCGGTGTTCCGTCGATCAGCACCTCGACGATCGAGTTCACCGGGGCGGGCAGTACCGCCTCCGACACCGACGAGCACGAACAGCCGCTCGTGCAGGAGCCGCACGTCAGGTTGAACCACAGGCCGCCGATCAGTGCGGGCTGCGGATAGGAGCGGGCCAGCCACGGCGGACCGAAGTCGTCATAGAAGCTGCCGTTGTCGCACTCCCGTGCGCACGGCCTGAGCGTGATCTCGCACGTCCCGAACCGCATCCCCGTCAACGCCCACAGAGTTTCCGTCGCCATGCTCACGGCGAGCCCGGTCACCGCCGGGTTCAGGGTGTCCAGGTCGCACGTCCACGTCACCGGCCAGTCCGCGCAGGGGCCCGTGGTGTTGCCGGTCCCGGTAGGGGTGGCTTGCGGTGTGGGATTGATGACCGGCACAACTGCCTCCTCTACGCGGTGGTGTTGTCGATGATGTCGCCGCGGGTGGCGAGAGCGGTGAGCAGACTGGCGAGCGCCGCGTTTCCGGCCCGGCTTCCCGTGATGGTCGCCTGCGCGACGGGGGGCGCGCCGTGGAGGCCGAGCAGGTTGTTCAGCCCATCGATCGTGTGCACGGCGCCGGCGAACGGGCTGGACGAGAACTGCCACACCCCCGACGCGTGGGAGATGTGCGCGCCGGACTCCAGCCGCAGGTAGTGGCGCTGGGTGCCGTCGAAGTTGGTGCCCGACCACACCGACAGGAACAGCCCGGCGCCGGTCGCTTCAAGGTCGAGGTCGCTGCCGTCCTGCCGGAGCCGGTACGCCTTGACGCCGGTGTCGACCACCGACAGGTTGGCGTCGTTCACGGACACCGCACCGGTGAACGCGGCCCCCGACAGCAGGGCGAACCCGGCCAGTGCGGCCTGCCCCGATGGGCCCGACCCGAACTTTCCTGCCTGCACGATCACGGCCTGCGTCGTGTCGGACAGGTTGGTCGCGGTATGTCTGGCCGCGATGAATGCGATCAGAGCACCGCCACCCTGGACGAAGGTCGAGTTTTCAACGAAAGCTTCGGTGCCGATCCTGGCGACGGCTTCGTTGAGGGTGGCATATGCGGTCTGCCCGTACTGGACGATCAGCTGGCGTTGCGGGTCGTTGTTGGGGAACAGGTACACGCGGTGGACGCTCGAACGGTTGGTGCTGCCCCCGATGGCCGTGATGACGCCGCCGACGTCGTAGTTGGCGACATCGATGAGACTCGTCAGCGCCCCAGCCGTCGTCGCGGTCTGGGTGACGTAGATGAAGTCGGCCGGGGACTGTGCCTGCGTGGCGACGACGTGCGGGCTGTTGGTGAGGACGCCGCTGATGTAGTGGCCGAAGGCGCGGTTGAACATGGTGCCGGACGACTGGTTGACCGTCAGGTTGGCGCCGTTCGGGGTGATCAGGTTTCCGGTGATGGAGAACGGGCCGAGCGCTTCCATCAGGTCGGCGAGCTGCCCCGCCTGCTG